TATTTATTACCGAATCTTGGAGTAGATTTTTGGACATCTTCCTCCTCTGCTCTTTTACCCCATAGTCCTGAACCCTTGAAGATTTCTCCGATCTGAGCTGCGTTAGTAATTGTTTCTTGTCTGAAAATTGCTGCTGTTTCTGCTGTAGCAATTCCAGGTCCTTGCTGAACGTCAAACTCTTGAACGAAGATTTCATCTAAAGCAGTTTTAACTACGTTTGGGTTTAAATTACTTGTTATATTCATATTTTTCTTTTTTAATTACTGCTTATGCTACTAAGTCACCATATCTTGTAACACCTTCTTTTATTTCAAAGTCAACTGTTCCATTTACGGTGTCAAAATCTACTATTCTTAGTCCGTGAACGTTCTCGTCAGATCCTTCATCTTCGTTGATAGTGTATTTTCCTGCTGTTAAGTCAAAAGTTACACAATCGTATCTAATGCCTTCTGCTAAGTTAGTAGGAGTGTGTGCCTTACATCTATAAATTATTCCCGGTAAAGGCAATAATACTTCTACTGTTCCATTTGCTGTTGCTGTTGCTGTGTCATCTGAAGCGGCAATTCCAAAAACAATATCTGTTCCTATCTCCGGATCGCCCGTTGCCAATTTGATAACTGTATTTCCTCCTTCTCCATTTAATTTAACTGGTTCTCCAATTAAAATCTGTGTTGAAGATGAGGTTGTATAGTCATCTACCTGACAAGTCATTGTAGGTTGGCAGTTGTATGGATTTTTTACTACTGTTACATCTAATTTTGCCATATCTATTTGTTATTAAGCTGATTATATTTTTCAGGTGTTATTCCTTGAGCTTTTAAGAAAGATATATCTTGTTCAGATAATTCTTCTGGATATCCACTTTCTTTAATAGCTGGACCTGCAGAACTCCCACCTGTGCCACCAGAAACAGTTTTCTTTGCTTTAAGAGCTTCTACCAATTCTCTATTGTTTCTCAATATTTTTTGGCTATTAGCTAAAGCGTATGCTTTCTGAATATCATTTTGAATGCTTTGCTTATCAAAACCAGATTGGTTGATTGAGTTTTCGTAGTGATGTCTTATTAAAGCTATCTCGTCGGGATTATTAGTTATTTTTGAGATTTCCTCATCAATTATTGATGATGACATATCTCTTTTGAAACTATTTAATTCTTCCTTGATAATGCTTCTAATATCTTCCTTTGGTTTCTCTATTGGTTCACCAAATTCATCAAACTCTAACTCATCATCTTCTTTCTTGTTTTTCTTTTTAAGCTCTACAATCTTATATTCAGCTTGTTCTAAGCGTTTGTTTCTTTTCTCTGCTTCTTGTTTAGCTTTTTCAAGTTCTGCCTTATAATCAATTTCTTGATTATCTTTTTCCTGCGAGGCATCAGGATTTTTAACCTCTTCTTTTTTTTCGTCAACTGGAGCTGGTTGACCATTTAACTCCTTTGTTTCTTCTGTCATATTTTTAAATATGTATAATGCCCATATCTGGCGTTATTAATTATTTAAGCTTTTTGGCTTATAGAGGTGCATCAAGCCGACCAATTGATGCAACCATATAAAACAAAAAGGCGATAACTGTGAGTTTTTTCGCCTTTGTTAGGTTAGAAATATTCTATTGTGTGTTAATTATATATCCACTATTAAATCCTGTCAAGCTTTTCTGTAAGTAATGAAGTTGCCCTCAATTTTCATTATCTTTCCCTCATTATTTTTATGAATAATCATTGAGCCATTCTTAAACTTAAAGAAACCATTTTCCTCAAGTATTTGTAAGTCATCTTGATATTCTCTGAACTTTTTGAAAAGCTCTATCTCATATTCTGTTAATTCAACTTTGTAAGTTTCCATTTCTTGTATTCTTCATATTGAAGTTTTAATTGTTCTTTTCTTTTTCTTAATAAATCAACTACGAGTAAAGAAGCTTTAGAAAATATCATATCGTCCTCTGTTTTACTTTTTAAGAACAGATTTTCATAAGAACGATATTCTATGTCCTTCAAGAGATATTGGTATCCGTCATTCATATCAAGCAGGTCAAGAGTTTTTATCATATTATCTACTTCACTTTCACTCATTATGTTTCCCTGATAAGTAAACTCTCCCTTATTATATTTAATAATATCTTCCGGAACAAATCCTTTGAAAAGATGTCTTACTAAATAATTAAGAATTGTTTTTTTGATTATATTCATTGTATTTTTCTATTGCTTTAATAAAAGCTATTAAGCAAGAATATGTTAGCTCTACTTCATTTTTTCCGTCTGATATAGAAATTAAAGTATCATTGTTATTGCTTTCAATTATTTTGAGATTGATTTTTTTCATCTTCTTTTACTTCAATTTTCAATTCCTTAAATTTCATATCAAACTTTTTTTCTCTCATCTTGCCTTCAATAGCCCCTAAGAAGTCATCTAATATACTCTCTGCTAAAAATATAGGTAATTCATTTAATACTTTCAGTATCTGATTATGGAACTTGTCATATTCAGTTGTTTCTTTGTTTTTTAGTATTTTAATATTTAACTCTTTTACCTTCTTTGACCTTAATTTATAAAACTCTGTCTGTATAGTATTTTTAAATACTTGGACATTTCTCTCTACTGTATTTACATCAAAGATATCATTGTTAAATATCTCTAACAATTTTCTTGAAACTTCTTTTTTACTTTTTAGGAGATTTTCCTCTTCCTTTGTTAGAGGTTTTATTGGCTGTTCCTGTGTTAGGTTTGTCATTTGTTTTTATTTTATTTAATTCTTCTTTTTCTTCTTCTTCTTTGATGTCTCTAAGAGCATCTTCTTTTGCTTTTTTCTCTAACTCCAATAATTCATCTGAACTTTCTTGAGGGTGTTCTTTTAGATATATTTCATATTCGGCTTTTTCAACTGCTTTCTGAAATAACTCAAAGATGTCATCAATATTACTTTTTGTGTATTCTTGTAATGATTCAACTGTTATAGAACAATTAAGGTCTTGTTGTGTTCTACCGTCAGATAAAACCTCGTTATCCATTAAAACAACATCTGATGACTTTGGGATATTTAAGTCATTTGCTAATTTTGTTCTAACTTTCCAGTTAAGCATAAGCCAAGATTGCACTGGTATTGATTTTTGTATTTCCATTTTTTTATTGTCTTATTACTGTTTCTCTTCTACCAACTCCTGTTAGTTGTTCTACTAATGGAGTTGTTTGATTGGGAGCAATTCCTGCTTGTTGTGCTAATCCTTCTCGTTGTTCTTGTGGCTCTTGCATATATTCATCTGCTCTGTCCCTTGATTGGTCATAAGATCCAAACAAGAAGTCCCTTGTAACAGCTAATTGGTCAACCATAGGGTTATTTATTGCCCTATCATATAGCTCTAAATTGAAAGCTTTTTTCAATGCGTCAGATTTTATCATATCTGTTCCCGGCTCTATTTTGAATAAAAACTTTCTCTTTCTAAATAATCCCGGTAATACTTTTACTATTTCTGACTCCTCTCCTTCTTGCTTTAACAAATCAAAACTTCTTTTTTCTAACTCTTCAGGAGTCATTTCTTCTGGAATCTCATTATCAAACTCTATTATNCTTGTCTTTCTCTTNCCTTTGCTAATTTTATCTAAATTAAATCTCTTAAATGTTAANGNNTCTTTTCCTGATACTTCTTTCATTTCTCCTACAGTTAAGTATTGAATAATATCTGTTCCGATNAACATNCCTAAATCTCTTACAAGGAAACCAATCATCTTTCCGAAGAAACCAAGCATTACTCTTGCGTTATTTTCAAGAGCACTTATTTCGTATGCTGTCTGTCCTCCCTTTTGACTTATTCCTTGTTGTTGGACAGAGGATGAACTTTCCGTCATTGCTCTTTCAATTTCAACCTTGGTATTATATCCAGCTTGTAGGTTTGTTCCTACATCAATAGGATTGATTTTAGCTTCTCGCTCTAAAACTGTTACTTTTCCCGGAATAACTATTGAACTATCAATTCCTTCTGCTGAACCAACTACTAATGGCTTCATAATGCTTAAATATGTTCCGTCAATAATCATCTGATATAACTTATCAATCACTTCTTGGTCTGGACCAAGCTTGTTTACTAAACTCTTTCCATAAAAGAACCTTGCATCTGGACTGATTGGCTCGTAGAATGTCTTAGCCATTGGATACATCTTATCAATTCTTGGGTTAGGATTTTCGCAATCTGTTAGCAATACTCCATTAACGAATAGAAGCATAAGGTCTTTATATGCGTTATAATACCATACTTGCTCTACGGAATACTCATCTTGACTGTATTCCTCGTAAAAAGCACCATTTTGTTCTGAATATAGCACTTCTATTCCAGGGTGGACATACTTGAAGTTCTTATAATGTCCGTATTTTCTCTCTGCTAAATCGTAGGATATAATCTTTCTCCAAATTAAATATCCTTGTTTTTGAATATCCGGCTCGTAAAAGTTTTCTATCAAAAGCTCATCATTAGGAATTATTGATTGAATAAATCCTGATAATGCTTCATCTAATACTTCTTTGTATTCCCAATCTCCACTATCTTTTATCTCTTTTATCTTTCTAAATGTTTCAACATACTCCTGATGAATTATAACTGCTGGATTTACACAAGCTGATATTACTGCGTATAAAAATGTCATCGCATAATCAGAATTGTTTACTACCCACTCTATTAAATCTCTCATCACAATTGCCGCTTCTTTGTCTTCTTCTTGTCTGTCATTTTGAGCATAGATGTTAGGATATAATATTGAACCTGTTATATGGGCTACAATAGAAATAACTTTATTTCTTGTTGTCGGATTTACAGCGTTGCTTCTCCAAGAATACTCTGGGTCAGCATCTTTAGGTTTTTGATATGTATTGAAAAGTTTTTGATTTCTCGCAATTTCTTGAATTAAACTTCTGTTGTTAAACTCTTGAAATGGCTTATACATATTTTCCCAGCTCCTATCAAATTGTTTTAGAACCATTGCATAAACTTCTCTTTCTTTCTTACTTGGTCTGTAAGAAGAAGGTGTCGCCTTTTTATTTTCTTTTATGTTGTAATATTTCATTTTAATATAATTTATTATAATCTGGAACAAATGAACGCTTCTTTTCTGGATTTTTAGTATGCTCCATTACTTGTAACATATATGCTAAAGCGTCTATCCTATCATCGTGCTTACCAAATGGGAATACTAATAATTCATCTTCTAAAGCATTATCCATTCCGTTGCTTCTGTGTTTTATTAATCTGCTCTCATAAAAGGGTATTAAACCTTTTATTCTTAATTCTTTTTTTGTTTTACCAACTAATGGTATTACATTAAATCTCTTTCCTCTCTTGTCCATTTCTTGTTTGAGAAAGAACTCTAATGATTTTTGATATCCATTAGTTTCTATTCCTACTGCTATTAGTTTTAGTTTATATTTATCTTTTAAGTAAAATAAGTTATCAATTACTTCAGTCGGATTAAACCTTCCCGTGAAGTCCTCTAATTTATAAATGATGTTTGACCCACTCTCTTTTCCTACTACCTGAATTGATGTGTTATCATCGCTTACTGACTCTTCCCAACCTGCAAGGTCAACTGCTACATAAACTTCTAAATCTTTATTTATTATATCAGCTTCTTCGTAATAGGTAAACCATTCTTTTTTGAATAATTGATTTTCTTCATCAATAGCGTTTTGCTGGTAAAGGCACGAAAAATCATATAACCCTATTTGTTTTTTAATCTTTAATGTTTCTTCTAAACTATATCTTTCTGTCCATAAAGCTTCTCCTTCCTTTCTTTCGTATGTTCTACCTTTAATTATATACCTCTCATCTTTTTCTGCAATAGCTGGCAAACTTAATACCGTCCATTGATTATCATCGTCCATCTCTTGTATTCTACCTGCTAAATCATCTTGATGCCATCTCGTCTGAATAATTATTACAACTCCATCAGGAGATAAACGGGTAAACGCCGTAGAAGTAAACCATTCCCAAGTTTTCTTTCTCATCGTTTCTGAATTCGCTTCTTCTCTGTTCTTAATCGGATCATCTATCAAAAATAGATTAGCTCCCCTTCCGGTAATAGCTGAACCAACTCCTGCCGAGATATAACTACCGCCTTGTTTTGTAAGCCATTTATTCTTTGCTTGCGAATCTTCTCTCAGCTCAAGTTCTGGAAATATTGCTTTATACGCTTCATCTCTAACTAAATCTCTTGTTTTCTGTCCGAAATCAATTGCTAAATCCCCTGAATAAGAAGATGTTATTATTTCTTTGTTTGGGTTTCTTCCTAAATACCAAGCTGGAAAGTTAATTGATGCTAGTTGGCTATTATGTGTTGGTATTAGATTTTTTCCTACAAGATAAATACCTCCTTCAACCTCAATACATTTACCGTATTTCACCTCTTTTGCTTTTTCAACTGATACGATAGCTCTTTTTCCAATATAGTGATAATATTCAACTCCTGTTATATTATGTATCCACCTTGAAGATGCTTTATATCCTAATTTTTCTAATTTCTTCACTTTATTAACTGGAACATTATAATCTACACTATATCTGTAAAGATGTCCCCTTTTTCCTTTTTCTCCTGAAAATGTAAGGTTTTCATTAAATAATTCTTTTGTTTCAATAATTCTTTCTTTTCTATTTTTTCTATCAAAAACTAACCATTCGTGATTTCCGTGTGTATATATTTCTGAACCATCTATAAACTTAACAACATATTCAGATAATGTTTCTTCTGATGTATTTAGAACAGAAACTTTTTCTCCATTTCTTCCGAAGACAATATCTCCCTTTTGTAAATCACCGTGATTTTTCCAACCATTAACTGTTAAAACGGGAGTGTCATTTGATATTTGTTTTCCCGACCTCGGTGGCATCTGTATTATCAATCTCTTAATCTCTCCTCTTTCTGCTTTCTCTAAATAATCAGCAATTAGTAAATGATGCCAATTAGGAACATAATTGGGATTGGTTAATATACTGAAATTAATCAGATCTATTCTACCCAATTGCATTATTTCCTTTTCGTCTATCATTTTGTCGCAATCTTATACAATATAAATATCCATAACAATATTAAAAAATACCCTCCGATTATATTTCCTGCAAGGGTAAAAAATACTAATTTCAATAAATAAAATGCTGTTCCTATTCCTATCATTACTACTAATGATGCTACTCCTATTAATATAAACATTATTAGTAATGAAACCAAATTATTCATTTTGTATAGTTTTGATAGTATTATATCAACTATGAACATACTATTCGTTCTTTAATTTTTCTTTTAATGTTTCTATTTGTTTTTCTGATAATAATTTAAGTTCTTTTCCCTCTGCTCCCGTTACTTCTTGTCTAAAGCTAAACTCTTCCTTTCTTTTTCTTTCTAAAAACCATTGAGCATCTTTAGGGTCATCTAACGCTTTAACTACTGTTTGCCTTGCTTTTAGTATTGGCTTTTCTTTAAGTGCTTCTTTTCGGTCAACAAACTCTGGGTTTTTTTCTTGGTAATTATATAATGTTTGCTTTGAAATATTAGCATAAAAACAAGCTTCTGAATCACTTCCACCTAAAGAAAAAACCTCCTCTAACTTTGCTATAGTTTCTTTACTCATTTTTGTCGGTCTACCTCCTTTATTTTTTGTCATATTGCTTATTTTATTATTATTTTTATCAACTACAAGTGGTTGCACAAATTACTTACTAATAATTAGTCCTTTCCCGTCCTTAAACTTATCACATACTATCATCACTAAATCAACAATAGCCCATACTCCTGAAATGTAGACTCCTACTATTGTTAAGGTTAGAAGTAGCATAATTATTCCTGTTCCTGTTTTGCCAACATAAAATCTATGTATTCCTAATGCTCCTAAAAAGAATGCTAATAATATAGTTGTTGTTTTTTGTTTTTCCGATATTTGTTTCTCTGGTGTTTGTGTTTCCATATTATTTTATTTTATTATAATTATTTATTTAATGTTTCTCTGTTTTAATTTTTTCTACTTCTTTCTCAGCCGACTCTATCATCTTTTTTAATTTATCTGTTTCTTTGTAGAGTATCCCTATGTATATTCCAAGCCCAAATATAACAAAATGTATAGTGAAATGACCTAGCCAACTTTCTTTCTCTATTTCAAAGTCAAAAAATGTAAATGTAGTCCAATTTAATTTAGAATCGCTTCGTATAAATTGTCTCCACTCGTTAACAAGTTGTATTATTACTCTCTTCATTTTATTTGTTTATATTGCTCTTCTAATGCTTCTATTATTGTATTCAATGTTTCTTTCATCCCATCTCTGTATCCTTTGGCATAATAATCAGCTTTGGTTGGTTCGTCATCGTTTCTATATTTTAATCTAATCATCTCTTTAACAAGCGATAGATAACTTTCTACTTGTTTTCTATCACTTTCTTTTTCTTGTTCACTTAACTTTGAATAAGGAGTATCAATTTGTTTTTGCCACTTAAAACACAACTCCTTTGGAATAAGATAACCATCTTTCGTCCACTCTGATTTACTGAAAAGATATGATTGCCACCTTGCCCATCTATTGTGTTCAATTTCTGCTCCTTGTTCTATGAATTTTTTTATCCAATCATCATTGACACTATTAAGTAATTCTGCCTGCTCTTCATTTGCTCCCTCACAACAATCAGATATTATTTTATCTTTCTGTTCTTTTGATAAGTCAGAAAAGTTCTTTGTTTTTTTGTTCATATTATTTTAACAATTTATTATTGGATTTGTTATTGGATTATAAGGATAATAGGGATATTGAACTGGATAAATTGGTGTCTGATAACCTTCTTGATGAATATGAATATGTATTTCTATTATCTGTTTATTTTCTTTTGTTTTTTTGGTTTTCTTTTTCATATATTATTTAGTTTATTTAGTTCCATATAATCCGTGAGCAATAGCGAATATCGTCCATACTTCTTGAATATTTCTTTTTTCTTTGCTATATCCTTTTTATAAAACAAACATTTTCAAAGTGTGACATTTTGTCACGGTTTCATCTAATCTTTTTAATCTCATTTACTATTTCTTCTCCTAAAAATTTCTCTATTCTCTTTTTAAGCTGTTGACACTCAACACAATTATCCTCAAAATTATCAATAGCCATAGAATATAAATGTTCCATATTGTATTCATCAAATGATATTCTTTTTGCTCTGACTGGAGGATTCTCTTTGTATTCTAAGTATTCTAATCCAGAGGTTGAACAATTAGAACATATATTCTTATTCTTGTCAATACATTCTTTTCCACAAATTAAGCATTTCATTTTTTATCTTTTAATTATTATATGCTTTATGATAGCAAGTCCATAAGTATCCATATCCATTTTCTAACGCCCACTCAAGAAGTATTCTTTGGTCTTGTTCGTTCTCTATTTCTAAATAATCCATACCTGCCAATCCTTTTAACCAATCAAAAGTTCTGATTTGGAATTGTGCTATACCATAAGCCTGATATTCATAATGCCAATCTCCTATTTTGGAGTGGTCGCCACTACTCTCACAAAAGATTATTTTCTCTGCCAACATCTTTGTAGCAAGTGAGTATTCTTCTATAAAAATTGGACTATTGTATGTTGTTAAAAAACTATCTTGTCTGTTATATTGTTCTTCTGGACACTCTTTTCCACTACTGATTGCCAATCCTATAAGTAGTCCCGCAAAAAACAGAGTTGCTATCATTATCTTTATAAACAGATGTTCTTTATTCATATAGATATGTATTTATTATACCACTTTTTTCATTTACTAACAATCTAATTTTTTCATTATTTCTTTGGCTAGCAACTTAAATGCTTTATAGGAATAAGTGTCTGTTTCATCTTTTTCTAATCTTCTACAGAACTCTCTTGCTCTTTCCATTAATCTTGCCATTTCTTTATCAGGTTCTTTTACTCTGGGATTAGCCGACCTTTTTAATAATCCCAGAAACTCATCAAATTCTATTGTGGCATATATTTCCATTCTTTCGGGTGATTGGACTCCTGAGGGGTCTATTATTGCCAAGCACCATTTATTCGGGTCTGAATTGCCGATCCTTGCTTGTTCTTTTGCTTGTTTAATCCACTCTTGAAACTTTATTGTTTTCTGATTTTTAACTTCTATAAGAAATGGGATATTAGCAAAAATATCTGCTTTATTTTTGCCATTACCACTTCCTGCTTCTCTTCTTGCTTTTCCTAATCCAGCCCTTTCAATTCTATTGGCAACTTCTTTTTCTGCTCTTTTGCCTTTTTGTTGAATACTTTTACTTAGCATATTTTATTTAGTTATTTAATACCCACACATCCTCTTTTCTTCTTCCTCTTTTGTTTCTGGCTTCCAATCAAAATACCATAGTCTGTATGTTCCTGAGGAGAACTTGTCTTGTATGGGTGCTGATATTCTTCTTACCTTATAATCTAAATCGCCGACCTTTATAAACATTCTCTGATTGCCCACGATTATTTCTAAATCCTGTTTCCGCTTCTTGGCTTGTTTTATGTATTTCTCGTGGACAGCTACTTGACCTGCCCATATTGTTGTTACTCTTTTTATCGTCATAGAAATGGTATATCTTCAATTTTTATTTCATCTATATCTTCATCAACTATAAATCCGTCAGGTTTATATTCTCCGGCTTCAGGAATTACTAGATCTAATCTTAGAAATACAAATCCTTTAATTTTTTCAATGTATTCTGAAAATTGGTCTTTTTTTAATTTCCTCGTGCTGATTGATGTTTCGTAAACTTTCCCGCCGATTACTATTTCTTTTTTAAGAAAAATTCTCTTAAAGAACTCGTGTAGCTCTTCTGATGTATATCCTGTTTCTTTTGATATTGTTTTAAGAACAACTCCCCAGTAATAAGCGTTTTGCGGGATTGTCCTCTTTGCTCTAAATGGTCTGATTATCATCTCAATTCTTTTTCCGTTGAGTGATTGTAGCCATTTCTGTTGCTTTATCTTATCGTTATAGTCAAGGACGATATTCCCGTTTAATACCATTCCTTTTAATTTTGGTATTATTGCCATATTTTTATCTTAATTATTTAACTCTTTTTCCTTTTTTTTCTATAATGTTTCCTATTACTTCACACATTTCAGGTATTAAAGTAGAAGTAAATGTTCCTGTCGCAAGGCAATATCTACCTCTATTAAAAATAACTTCTGCGATAATACTTTCATTGGTTATAGGTTCCAAATTATCTATGGGATAATTTTCTGATGTTTTAACAATATCTCCTTCATAAATCTCTACTCCATTTTTGTCTTTCAATCCTGTAAATTGTCCTACTGTTTCAGGAATAACAATGTGAGAAAATCTTTTATATTCATTATCTTTAATCTTTGTTGTATTGGATATTGTGCAGAATCCATCGCATTGATCTACATCTCCATATACAAACTTTTTTGTTTCCTTTGATATTGCTCTAAACTTTATTTCTCTGTTCATATTATTTATTCTTAGTTTAATTTTTAGATCTGCAATCGTGAAAATATATTAAGGGCATCATTTCAATATAGACATTCATTGCGTCTCCATAAGCAGTATCCCAATTTGGGTTTTCTTTATTGAATGGATTATAATGTTCTCCATTTTTAAAAATAAGGCACGTAATATTATCATCACTTTCGTTAATGTCCTTCCAGTATTTCTTAAAGAATAATTGTGCTTCTTCGGGTGAATTAGCTCTTAAAAAATAATGCTCTTCTTCATATTCAGAATACACACCTCGTGATATTGTGATATGAAATATGGTTGGTATTACTTCTGTTTTATATTCTTTGTTCATATTATTTATTCTTAGTTTAATTTTTAGAAAGGAATATCCCCTATCTCTCTCTTAATCGCTTCTTCTATCACTTCATCGTCTATCTCTTTTGCCTCTGGCTGTTCTTTTTTGTTTTTATTATCTCCAAAATAGAACTCCTCTATCACTACTTGACTGTAGTTTTTATAGCTTCCGTCTTCCTGTTTGACTGACTTATTATTTAATCTACCTGAGATGCCTAATTCATCTCCTTTCTTTACATATTTTGCTATCGTCTCTGCTATCAGGTCCCACGCTACCATATTGTGATAACAGGTATCGGTTTTCCTTTCTCCGTCTCTACCTTTGAAAAATCTATTAGTAGCAAGTGTAAATCTTGCTATTGATGATTCTGTCTCTGTTTTTGAGAAGGTTATATCCGATACAACCTTCCCTACTAAAATTATTTTATTTATGTTCATATTTCTTTATGTTTTAGGGACTTGTTAATAATTATCTCGCAAGGTTCAATGCTTTCATTCATCATTTTATTGTCTTTCTCTGCCGCCTCCTTAGTAATATAAATCATAAATTGGCGATTTTCAGTTAAAAATGGGTATCTTTCTAATTCTTTATTATCAGGGAAGCTCGGCATTATTGCCCATGCTTTTATTTTGCTCATAATGGTTTAATATTTTTTAATGCTTTCTCTACCTCACATTTATTGTATCTTTTATCACCGATTTTAATAACTTCTTCTTCTTCGTATAAGGGAACAAGATACTCGTGTCCAATACACCAATTATCTTCTTTATTTTCTTGAAAAACACTATAAGATAATCCCCTTATATTATTAAAAACACTCATTATTTCTCCTTTCATTCTAGGATAATATTCTTTAACAATTGTCCAAATATCTATATTCTCAATACTTGGAAGTATTCTCACCTTGTCTCCTACATTAAATGGTTCCACCTCCTCACGATACACTTTCACTATTTCCCATTTATATTCCTTAGAATATTTTTTCATTTCTTTTTCTGAGAACCCTTCACCTTCTCCTATATATTGTTTAGCTTCTTCAATTAAAACATGAGAATAACTTCTCCTATAATTTCCATTATAATCTTTATTATTAGAGAAGGACATATGTTTGTTATCTTTGTCTCGGATGACAGTTATTATTCCTTTTCTACAATTATTTATTATTTGTTGTGCTGTTGTCATAATTTATTTATTTATTTTAATTATTTAATTCTTGACTCACCATTTCTCCTATTCCTTTCCATACCTTTTCTATTTTTTTTGATATTCTTGTAAAATCTGATAATCCTCTTTTTGTTTTGAACTCTATGGGATTCTCTCCTGTTAAGGATATAACTCCATTTTCTTTTTTGGTTGGTATCCAAAATAATGATATTTCGGGTATTTTGTTTGTTTGAAGGAATAGAGCAAAAGCATAGAAAGTAAGTTGCTCAAATGTATCCACCTTTCTTTGAGTCCAAGCATTATGTCCTGTTTTGTATTCGTGGATAATGTTTGGCTTAATAAAGCCGTCCATTTTAGTTAGTAAAGGAACATTTTTGAACTTTACTCTTATCTCTTTCTCTCTTTCATCAACCTCAGGAAGGGCAACTTTACAGAAGTCAATCTCCGCATCTCCTGTAAGGTCTTCTTGTTCTAACCCGTGGGCAATCTTTGAACCAAAGTCCATTTCTACATTTTTGAAGCTTGGCTCTCCTAAAATGTAAACTCTTCTATATTCGTCAGGACTTCTAAGAAATAAACTATACTGGCTCCAGGAGAGATAATTTTTAATCCTGATGTCCATATTATACTTCTTTTAACTCTTCTAATCTTTTTTCTAATCTTGCTTCTATCACTCTTTTATGAATATCATTTATCTTGCTTGTTTCTAATTTCTTTTTCCATTTTTCTAATGTCTCAGTGTCTTTAATTGAGTCAATCATCAAAAGAGTTTCATTTAGTGTTGTTTTTGTTTCCCCGTCCTTCTCTTTCTTTGTTATGGCTGGCTTTTTAATTTCTGGCTGTTCCTGATTATCTTCATCAATACTTCCTTCAAAAGCATCTTTACCTACACCAAAGAATGCCGCTGTCTTTTTTAGTGCGTTTGTTGATGCTCCTTTTAACGCATCAGTTAAGTTTGATGATTGGTGGCCTCCATACTCGCTATGAGACACTTGTCCATTAGGTAGGTTTAATACTATTGTTGCTTTCCCAGTAATTGAAATAAAATGTGTTCCTGACTTATATGTTCCTTCTGCTCTTTCAACTTCTTCAAAAGACCAATTCCAGCCGCCTATTCCTAAAACCTCGTTAAAGCGATTGACTATAAACTGGTATCCATATCCAGTTGTGTCATATCCTTTTTTTGTATCCTCACTTTTAGACCTTTGAATAGCTTTCTTATCTAATGGCTTTGAAAGCTCATCATACAACTTCTTTATATCTAACTTTGATTCTATTGTTTCTTTTGTCATATTTTTTATCTTAATTATTATCTGTTAATTATTATTTCTTCTTCTACTAACTCGCAACCTGATACTTTTTCTCCTGCCAATAACGCCTCTTTGATTGCTACTTCGTTAGGTATTAGAAACTTTCTTGGTATTAGAGTTTCGTCCACTATCTTTAATCTTTTAATCTTCCTTGTAGGAATTGTTTCTAATTTCTCTACTACCTTTCCGATTGATTTTGTAACTTCCTCAAATGTCGCACCATCTTTTATTTTTTTCTCTGCCTCAGCTTCTCTTTTTCTTTGTTCTTCTAAAAGTTTATTGTTATATTTTAATATTTCTTCTTTAAGGTAGCTTTCAATTACTTCTACCTTATCCTCTATCGGTTTGAATAATGCTCTTGTATTTTTTAACGCTTCATTTAGAGGTTTTACAACGCTATCTTTTTTCTCCTCTATTATCTTTTTAATCTCTTTAACCTCTAATAGAGAAGCTTTTGCTTGGTCAAGCGTGGGCTGGCTATTAACTCTTATTCTTGACCTGTTCGCCAATGTCATTGCTTTTTCCTCTGCTATTTTAATGGCTTCCTCGGTGTTTAATTTTATTGTCTCCATATTTTTTTATCTTAACTTATCTTTCTCTCTCTAAATCTCCCACATCTTCATCTTCAATTACGCACATTTCTAAATCTTCTATGAAATCCTCAAGCATTGCTTTCAAATAATCCTCTGACATTTCCATATTGCTGAAAGTGTGGGCGTATTCTTTGATTAACTCTTCTTTTGTCATATTATTAATTTATTACTATCTTAATTATTTTCTCCGACCTTTATCTTACTGGTGCGTCCACCTCTATTCCATGGTGTTCGCACATCTCTTTTTCTATGGTAGTTATGTAGAAACCACCGCTATTTTCTAAAGAATAAAGAAAATTTTTATATTTCTCAGCATTATTCTGGAGCTTGTAGCATTCTACTATCTCGTATCCGTCTAATGCTTTATCAATTCCTATTAAAAAAACAGCAAATAATGTAATCAGAATTACCGATGTTATTGCTGTTTCTGTTATTATTTTTTTATTCATTTTTTTAATCTTAACTAATATCTTAATTATTTTTTGCCGACCTTATTATCTTAATTTCATTATACTCCCCCCTATTTTTTTTGTCAAGTGATTTTTGTCCACATCTCTTTTTAAGTTGTGTTTTCTGATATAGTAATAAACTCCTTGCGGACTTGTTCGGAGTGCTAAAGCTATATCTAGCACACTATTTCCCTTCTCGTATAATTCTTTGATTATTGGTATTTTTTTGTTGTTCTTCATACTTCTATTATACTCTTATTATTTTTTTTTGTCAAATGATTTTTTTAATAACTGCTTTTATTACTTCAATTATTTGTCAGGCACCGAGGAGTTGAACCTCGCCCTCACGGTTCCAGACCGTGAATGCTACCGAAACACCTGCACCTGATATTGCTCGCTTCAGCATCTTAACGAGCCAACTGTTTGCTTATTATCCCTTTATTACTGCTAATGGTGTTAATTCTACTAATATCTCTACTAGGTCTTTTTGATTTTCCATAACCTCATCTATGTTCTTATAAGAAGATGGTGCCTCATCTAAGTCTTTCTTGTTTCTTATTCCGTGTATTACCCCTAAATCATCTAATATCTTTATCTCTTTTTCTAAATCAAGTTCTTCAATGGCTTTTGTTCTACTCATCTTTCTACCAGCTCCGTGAGAGCAAGACATAAAACTTTCTTTGTTTCCTTTACCCTTAACAATATATGATTTCGTTCCTTGACTTCCCGGAATAATTCCTATTGTATTTTCTGTTGCTAGTGTTGCACCCTTTCTATGAACCCAAACATTCTCTCCAAAATGATTTTCTAGTTTAGCATAATTATGAGCGATGTTTATCATTCGGTCAAAACCTCTCCAATCTTGATTATTTATATTAAATAACGACTCGTCAATATAAGGATTTACTATTTCTATTATTCTATCCATCATTAACCTTCTATTAGCTAGTGCAAAGTCAATACAGTATTGCATCTCTCTAATATATGCTTGCCCCTCTTCACTATCTACTGGCAGAAAAGCCAATTCCCATTCCTTAGGAACCTCACTAAACCATTTCCTGTTTAATTCAACAGCAAGTTTATTATAGTAGTCAGCAACTTGTTTGCCCAAATTACGAGAACCACTATGTATCATTATCCAAATATATCCATCAGAACCTTTTTGTATTTCTATAAAATGATTTCCTCCTCCAAGAGTCCCAATAGATTTACTAGTATTTTCCCATTCTCTTAAACAAATATCAGGCACATCTCCTTCTTCTAAATTATTCTCAAAATCGTGAAATTCAATTTGGCTTTCTTTATGCTTATTAAATCCTACAGGTATAACTTTTCTAATCTGTCCCATTATTTTTTTAAGTGTTTCTGTATCTATTTCAGTTAAAGAAGTTTTAACCGCACACATACCACAACCAATATCCACTCCAACAGCATTTGGAATAACCACACCCCTAGTTGCTAACACTCCACCAATTGGCATACCGAAACCGCTATGGCAATCACTCATCACAGCAACTCTATTAAAAACAAACGGCAATCGTACTAAATTATCTATCTGCTCCATAGCGTTTTCTTCTATTTCTGGACACCAACTGAAAACTGGCACTTTGTAATTTTCTTTTTTTATAACATTCATAATTTTATATTTTATTATATTTGTTTTAATATCTTCCTCCATCACACCCGCATTGCTCATCTTTTTGATGCCATCGTTTACAATACTCGCACTGCCATTGTCCTTGCTTTTTTCTTCTTAGATCTTCAATCTTTTGAGCGGAGTATATTCCGGAGATTGAATTGACTGATATTGTTTCGCCGTCAACTTCTATTAGTTTGTTTTCTTTGGCAGTTAAAATCAGTTGTGATATTTTTTCTGCTTGAATATCATCAATCCATATTTCAATTCCTTCTCTTGTTAAAAGGCACTTTGTTTTGTTTGTTATTTCTTGATTCATATTTTTATTATTTTAGATCCTTTCACTTCTCTATTTCTATGATTTATTATTGATGCCATTTTATCTCTTAATTGAGTTGGCGTTGTTATTGTTGGAAAGTATTGCTCTCCCTGATGCTCTTTAATGTATAAAATCATCGTTTCCAGTTTATCTAAAGGATAATGATTTACTAAAAACTCGGCATCTGCTCTTAATGTTTTATTTTGAAACTTTATGTTAGGATTTAGGTTCTCATAAAATAATCTTAAAAGCTCTTGAACATCATTGCGAGGTTTATCCTCGCAAGTTATATTATTATTATTAATAATATTATTAGTATTATATTTATTTGTTAAAGTTTCTTTAACACCTACTGTTAAAGTTTCTTTAACACCCTGTTTAACTTTCTTTAACACCTCTGTTTCTTCTCTTTTGAATACTGCCTGATAATGGCTTTCTTCTTTTTTAATTATTAATCCTTTTTTTAGTAAGGAATTAATTAATTTATTTACTGTTGGCAAAGATATTTTCATAGCTTTTGATATATATCTTTGACTTCCGTAATATTCTCCTTCGCCATCTTGTGAAAATCCATAAATTATTGCATATAACAACAATTCATTTCCTTTAAGGTTGAGATCATTTATCATCCAACCTTGAATAGTTATATAATTTTCATTTTTCATATTTTTTATTGAGGTAAGGAAAAGGGTATAACCTCGTTGCAAGTAGTTATACCCTTTTCATTATCTGCAACGATTATAATTATATTTCCATTATACACCACATTTTATTTTTGTCAAATTAAAATCAGATTTTTTGTCAAATTAAAAACAGGATAGAATAATACTATCCTGATTTTTTGTTCGGCTTGTTAGCCATTTTTGGCTGTTCAATTCCAAGTTCTTTACAGAAGTCAGAAAGCTTTTTTTGCTTTCCGTCCCACCAGATAAAGGTGGTCTGTTCACTTTCTTCTTTTGCCATGATCTCCTCTAATTGCGTCGTTTAATGTCTCAATGTAGATTTCTGGGAATAGTTGAAGTATCCCATTTTCCTTTTCTCTTATCTTTTCGTGAATCATTCTGTGGCAATCAAGGCACAGATAAATGATTTTGTTGTTTTCTTCTCCATATCCCCATACCGCACGAGGGAACTTATGATGCCTGTTGCACCACTTAACTTCCTTACAGATAGGGCAAAATGCCTTCTTCATTTCAATCAACCTCCCATTAAGAGAACTGCGTAATTGATTAACGCACTTGCTAACCAATACAATGCTCTTGGATAGTTTTGTTCATAAAGCGATACAACCAATAGCAATACGAAGAAAGCTATTAGAAAACAAATTAGTTTGTCTCCAATTTCCATATTATCACCTTGTCAATGAGCCCGTAAAAAAGAGCTGGGTAATTGAGTAGAATTGAACTACTATTAACTCTTCCACAGAGAGCCGTGTTTCCATTACACCACAATTACCATTATTATTGCTACCCTCACATAATCTGACCAAGTATTATTTTTTTGTGTGAGGATAGCACAGCAATCAACGAATTATCGTCATCATATATGATGGTCAATCATATAGCCGAAACGTAGTGGCTTATAATTTATGTGCTGACATATATATAAGATAGTCGTTTCCTTATGTGGACTCGGTGGGATTTGCACCCACGTGTTGTTCTTCCATTACAGGTTATAAGAACAAACCACTTCTACACGAGCCCCCAATTCAGTTATTTTTGTCAAATCGGTGATGTAACTCGTTTTGGCTTTTTGCGTCTAACATAGTGAAGTAGTGAAACTAAAAATTATTTTGTGCCAACTTATGTCCCGGTGAGGGTGGTTGGCTTTTTTATTTAGGCAACATTTCCTTGTAAATCTCCTTTCTGATGTCTTTTGTCAGAGATGAGACATCAAAAGTCATTCCATACACCACTTTTTCCTTGTATTTTGCCGCCTTACAATCGTTTTCTCCTTCTTTTCGTATAAATACTCGTTTCCTCTTTTTCATCGCCTTAAATCGTTAATTTTTGCCTTCTGCTTTTGAGTCTCTGATGTATTTATCCATCGCCAGTAATGCTCCTGTAATTCCTCCAAATATACCTGCTAATGATAATGCTCCGATCCAAGTGCTAAGGTCTGACCAATCATTCATTGAATTAGGAGCGATAACTACCATCGCTGATATTGCTCCAGAGACAAAGCCCCTTACAAACCTTAGTAATGCTGATTTTATTTTTTGTGTCATATTTTTATTTATTACTTATTACGATTTAGAACTTCACGAGTTAGTGGACCTACATAACCAGAGATGGGTGAAATCTTGTTTGCTATCTGATAATTTTTAACTGCTTCTAATGTTAAACTTCCAAAATATCCTGTTGGCTCTCTGATGAATAGGTATCCTTGTGAAATTAAAACTTCTTGTAGTTTTGATACTGCTGGACTTCTCATTCCAAAGTATAGGTCGTAATCAAACTTGTATTTAACCTCAGTCATCTCTTTATTGTTGATATTAGGCAAATCTTCAAAATACCAACTTGCTGTTACTCTGCCGTTTATGAACCAATCTTCTGTTATATATCTCTGAGTTATATTTCTAAATCCCCAACTCTCATCAATTACAATTGCTCTCTTTCCGTTTTTGATAGTAAAGTCAATTCCAGCAACTCCGTGATGACAGGATAGTTTTGAATTAGGATTGATTACTGGAACTTCTAAATCCCACTCGTTATAATCAAACCTGAAACCAAGTAGCACTCCCTTACCTTGATTGATAATAGATGCGATAATGTCTATATCAAAAGGCGTTGCGATGTAGTTTCCACCTGCTAAGATATTGCCTGTCATTTCTGTAAATGTTGTTCTGTCGTCTGCTTTGTTCATTTCATTTTCGTTCATTCCATTTGAGGGCATAAGATATTCAAGTGTTATTCCTCTCTCGTGTCCAAGTTTCATTCCTTCTCTGTAATTCATTCCACCTCCCTTATTGGTTCGCCTTGTGTATAAATCTCTTGCTGATAAAGGAAAGTATCTTCCTTCTTCAAGGTAGTTTTCAATAGCAAGTATTTTTGCTATAGCTTGGGCTACACAACTTAATGACTGATCTTGGTCTTTAACTTCAAATTGTCTTATTCCTTTTTTCTCTATCCAATTAACAGGAGCAAACATTCCAACTTCTTCTATTCGGTAATCTCGTTCGTCTATTGGATCTATTATTGCACCATTGTATGTTTTCATTTTGTTTTTTTATTTAGAATCTTTAACTTATCTAAAATTGTTATTTCTCTAATTTTATCTAATGATTTCTTTTTATCATCAGGAGATTTTCTCTTGTATGCACTTGAGTTTATTTCCCTAGAAACTCTATCTGCATAATCTTCCTGAAGTTCTGCTAATTTTTCAAAGTATTCTTTATCACCTAATTTTTCTCTTAATTCTCTAGCATATTCTCCGGTAGGATTTGATATTATTGGCATATTCCCTGTCTTATTTAATTCATTATATTCCATTATAATATCATTTGTTTTATCATCTTTTACAATTCCAATAATTCCACTCTTTTCTATTTCTCTTCCAAGAAAATCGTATTTTGTATCTGGTGGGAATATAGCATTCCATAAATCATAGGATATTACTGATGGCAACGCCCTAACTTTTGCCCATTCAACTATTGATTTTCCATCAAGCTTAGTTGTGTTCAATATATCTTCAATTTCAGTTGATGATGTTGCTTTTGTTAAATTAACAAGTATTTCTTTTGTTTCTTTTATTCCAGGAGTTTCTAAAAATGATGTAATTATTCCTGCAAAATAACCAACAACTGCATTTCCGCCCTTTTGACTTGCTTGTCTTGCAATCATTATTGCTGATAATGGAATACTAACCATTGGTAAATATCTTAATTGCATCCACTTTCCACCAATTCTAACATATCCAGAACCTGCTCCTCTTGCTCTTGCTAATTGATATTCACTATATGAAAGTATATCGTATGGAGCAATATAATCGTCATCGTCTAATAATGATGCTAATAATATCGTAGCACCTAGCAATCCAGTATATCTGACAAGCATACCAACTGATTTTTGCATCTGTGTTGACCTTTCAATTCCTTCCATCTTTGATGCTTTTTGTATTCCACTCAAACTTCTTATTATTCCCACTCCAGTTGCTGTTTGCAATCCTTCACTTACTACAGTTGAAGGAATCTTAGCAAAAGGAATAATCATTTTACCAAACTTAAGCTTACCCAATTTAAGATTATCTCTAAACCTGACAACCCAATCTGATAATCCATCTTTTTGAGTTCCATTCATCATATGAGCATCTAATATGGCAAGTTCTCTAATCTTTTGTGCTTGTTCTATCTTTGGATCAAAAGAATATGATTCTTTTAATAATTGCATAGCTCTTTCTTTTTCTGTCATTCCACTTGGTAATTTTCCTTTAATAGCTTCCATCTTTGCTATTTCTCTCGCCATCATTGTTGAAGTATCTGCTCTACCGATGTTAGCAAAAAGCATATCAGATCCACCAGCAAACCATTTAGGAGCTAAATTAACAAACTTTGCCCATTTACCAAGAAGTGTTTTTCCTTGTAATCTTGCGACATCTTCACCAAAGAACTTATACCCATCGTGAAGTGTTTGCATTCTTGATATATCATAACCTGTCTTATGATATATTCTAACTGCCATTGCCGTTTGATTCTTGATAAACTCTGCTGTTTCTGCATCTAGTTTAATAGCTGAAAACTTTGCCATTATTTTTTCCATAAAATTACTGTTCAAATCACCGTCACTAAAGTTCCCGGATACAATTCTTTTTGTAATTGCTCTTTCTATTGCTGGTATTGATTGATATATAAAACTATTTTTAAGTATTCTTGGAGATGCTAAAATGCTCGCTCTAGCATAATCCATTGCTTGATTGAATATATCTGCTTTGGTTGTTTCTTTTAAGCTCTCTATATAATCTTCAAGCTTTCTTAACTTATCAAGATAATCAACAATTTCTTTTTCGTTGGTATATGTCCAGTCATTAGATTTCATTAACTTATCAAAAGCGGCTCTTTCTTTTTCTATCAATTTTGATAACTCAATACTTTCTTCTGCTGTTAGTGAAACTCCTAATTCAATTTCAACAAAACTCTCCATAAAGTTTTCAAGTTCTGCTGGTCTTAATACTCCTAAATCATCAAGAGTTTCTAACCTTGCTAATGCTCCCTTTAATTTCTTTTCTTGTTTATAAATACTAGAACCCATTGCTTTCTCTTCCCATATTTGTAGATTTCCTGTTTTTTTAAGATATTCAAATCTTTCATTAAGAACTTGTGCTTGTTTGGGTCCTACATATTTTTCAAGTTCCTTCAATCTTGCTTCCGTTTCCATTATTCTTAAATCACTAATCTTAAGATTTTCTCTCATCTGTTTTGCTTGTTCAAGTGTAACATCTTTATATAATGGCTTTCCTTCCCCAATATATTTATAAATCCAATTTCTCATAGCAAGTTTTTGGTTTGGAGATAGCAAAGATTTCTCTAAACTTGCATTCAAAAGTTTCGCACTATTTCCAACATACTTTTCAAGTAGTGCAACTCTTTCTTTTGAGCTCAACTCGTAAAGAGTGGACATTTTAATCTTTCCACTTCTTACTGCTTTCTTAAAATTATTTGCTGCTACTGGCAGAATACATCCTTTTGCCATATTATTTACAAATTATATTATCTACTAATGCATCTATTTGTTCAAAAACATTTTTAGTTGGTTTACTTTGAGCTTCTACAACTTCTCTTGTTGCTTGTTTTGTTTTAACTCTAATTTGTCTCTTTGCTTCTGCGATAGCTTCTTCTGGATTTACTTTACCAGCTTTTTCTCCAATAGCCAACATCCTCTCATTTGTTATACTTTGCATTATAGCAGTTTCTTCTTTAATACCCAAATCTGCCTTAGCGATATTTAAGGTTTGTCCTGCTTCAGTAAACTTTTTAGATGTTATTCTTGCGATTGCGTCTGCTTCTACTTTCTTTCCGGCTTCTTTCAAAGAAACATATAATGATTGTCTGATTGCTTGAGAGTTTATTCCAGCTGGTGCTTCTCTTAACCCATAAGCAATCTGCATTGATTGTTTAGGAAATCTATTTATATAATTAAATGCTTTTTTGATTTGTTCTTTTGTTGATATTTTTTCATATTCTACCACTTTTTCGTCAAATCCAAACTCTTTCTTAATCTTCTCGTAATGTAGTGAAAATCCTTTTTCTGCTGTTTCTTCAATTGCTTTTTCGGTAGTTGATTTTGGTATAATCTTTATCTTTGGCTTTTCTTCTTTTTTATATTCTTGTGGCTTGGCTTGTTTTTTAGTCCCTGTTTCCTTAAAATAATTAGATGATATTTTTTTAGAAGCATCAATATCTTTTTTAAACTCTTTAATTTGTTTTTCTGAAAGATTATTAATATTAACATTTCTCCATTTTTCATATATTTTATGTATCTTGTTGGCAACAACTAAACTTTCTGGAGTGTGTATTTGAATTTCTGCCAACAATCCATCAGTTAATTCTGTTGTTATATTAATACCTCTATATCCAAATATTGTTGGATTTTCAAAATAATTTTTGACTTCCTTAATCTTAAAATTATTAACGATATTGCTTAGTTGATTATCAATATCTTCATTTTTTACAATTATTCTTCCTGCTAAACTATCGGAAATTGTTGATATATCTTTTTTAGCAATATTATATCTTTTAATTTTGCTCTCAAAGCTTTCCTTGCTTTTAATTCTTACATTAGGATTTAATCCAGTAGCAATTTTTATATTTTCTTTAAATAAGTTTTTATTAGATTGACTTATTTTTTTTACTTTGCTATAATTACCATATATGGATAATTTATCATCAAAATTATATAGTTGGGAGGGAGATATATATCGTATAGATTTAGATGCTCCAGCTGGAGAAAGGGTCTTAATTAAAGATGGTGATTCTTTTGTTTTTAAGCCCGACATTGGTAAATTAGGATCAACAATACTCTTTGAGGGAGAGATAGTTTCTGATAACAAATAATCTAAATCTTCTTTCGTCTTCTTTCCAACAACCTCGCCTTTAATTTGTTTAGATAATTTTGTTGCTGGAGTTTCTTTTGGTTGTTTAATTTTAGATATTAATTTATCGGCTGGAGTTTGTTCTTTCACAGCAGTTTCTTCTGTTGGTTGAGTAATTGGTTTTTCTGCTGGAACTTCTTCTTGAGCAATTATAGGAGCTTTCTTCTCTATTTCTTTTATAGCTTTTTCAATATCTTTTTCAGTTGATTTTTTAGTTGGAATTACTCCAGTAAAAGTTCCTGTTGCTGACATTCCTGCTCCAAGTATAGCTCCGATAATTCCACTCTCTAAAGCTCCTTCAAATACATTTTCTTTACCAGTAGTAGCATTACTAATCATCTCTTGTCCTGCCTCTTGAAATCCTTCTATTGGAGCTGATAATAATATCTTTTTAATGGCTGATTGTGTTTTATCAGAAAATATACCAAACTTGTTGGTTAATCCAATTAAAATAGCATTAGCAAAGAATGTTTTAGTTGCTTCTTTTCCAGCTTCAATTTCATTCATTCCAGATGCAAGGTTTTGCCTATAAACTGACCCGGCTTCTGTTGATGCCTCTAATGTAGTTGAAACAGAATTACCAAATAATAATGCTAATTTGGGAGATACTTTTGTTAAAAGAGTTGCTCCTTTTGCCACTCCAAGACCAGGAATAAAGAAAGTTGCCGCTGAACCTGCTCCTGCAATCAACTTATCTACAAAATTCATATCTTCTGGAGTCATTGTCTTTTGCCAAGAACTAAGCTGGTCAGCTTTTTCCTTAAAGAATGGTTTCATTGTTTCGGGACTAATCCACTCTGCCGCTCCAATCATTCCTTCGGCAGTTCCACTTAATCCCAACATAAAATCTTTAACTGGTTTTGATAGTGTGATGTTTTTAATCTTTCCTTCATCAATATATTTTTGAGTAGCCAATTCAAAATGCTCTTTTTGTCTTTCGGCAACTGGTTGTTCTGTTCTTTCAAAAGTTCCCTGACTAATTACATCGGTTGCTTTTGGTTTTGTTTCTGGAAAGTATATTTTACCATCTACTGAATATGCTTTAATACCACCTTTAATTGGCTGAAATAACTCTACATTTTTAGGAGCTTCTGCCATATCCGGAGTAGTTGCAGTTTTTTTAGTTTCGGCAATTTGTTTTGCTTGAGCATTCAAAGCTTCCCAACCTGTTAATGTGGGAGTAGTAGTTGGAGTAGTGGTAGGAGTTGTTTTAATCCCTTTTGCTTGATTATTTAATTCTTCCCAAGTCATAATTATTTAATTATTTTGCTCTACCTATCCAAGTTCCTGTTTCTGGGTCATATCCGCCTCCGAGAGTTTGGTCTATAAGCTCATTTGATGCCTCTGGATATTTAGCTTTTAATTTATCAAAAGCAGTTCCCCAAGTAATATCTCCTTTATCTAATTTTTCAATTAAATCAGAAGCGTCCTTTCTGAAGTTTTCTATTTGCTTTTCTTGTTTCTCTACCTCTTTATCTTTAGTGGTAGTTTTTGTTCCTTCTGATAGTCTTTTCTCTTGAGCTAATTTTAGAGCATTATCAAAATCTTGTTGGTCTTTAACTGCTTTCAATCCTGCTTTTATTAGTCCGATATCAATTCCTGATTGTTCTGCTAATGCTTGAATCGCTGATTTACTTTCTTCTGGTAAAGCATCATAATCAATTCCTTCAAATTGTTTCAAAATAAATGTAAGCATATCTTTTGCCTGTTCTGGTAATTCTTGAGCTGATTTAACTATTTCAAGGTTTTGCTCATCAATTAAATCTTGAACCTTTGTTTGTAATTCATAATCATCTGCTAATAATCCAATTCTAGTTGTTAATGCGTTTTGTTGTGCTTTTCTTGCATCTTGCATTAGTCCTAATCTTGTAAGAAGATTGGCTTCTTTGGCTGCCATTGATTGATAATCTAATGCTCTTTGTTGTTGCAACTTAGCTTGCTGTCCTGCTATAAGTCCTGAAACAATACCTCTTCCTTGCCCCTCAAGTCCATAAACTAACTTTTGTGTTTCCAAGTCATAGTTCTTCATCTGTTCTTGTAAGTCGGCAATAGTGGTTGCTAATGTTGTTTCTTCTGCTGTTGGAGTTAATGTTCCTAAGTATTGAGTCCTTAGCTTACTTGTTTCTGTTTGTAATGCTTGTAGGTCTAATAATCTTTGCTGTTGAGATTCTTTTAATTTCTTTGTAGCTTCATTAAGTCCATAATAATCTTTTGTTTGTTCTGCTTCTCTTGCTTTACTTGTAAGAGCAAGTTCTTGGTCAGATGACTGATTAACTCTGCTTAATAGCTCTGAAATTGCCCCTGTAAGAGCTGTTTTCCTTTGTTCTGGTGTTAGACTACTTATTGTATTATTTACATTGCTTACAATGGCATTTTGAGCTGGATTTATAGCTGATGTAGGAACATTTAATGCCTGAGGAACTGAAGTTATATCTGTTAAAGATTTTTTACTATATATCTCACTAGGAGAAGATGTGAGTCCACTTTCTAGATTATTCAAATAATTAATATTGTTTTTAGTTAAATCTTTCGCAGTTTTACTAGTAATAACAGCTGGCGTATCTATAAGAGTCGCAGTTTTTTCTGCATTATCAGTAGCTGTTGATAGATTTTTATTTAAATATTCACTAAATGCCATAGTAGTATTGTTCCATCTTTATCGACTCAGACGGATAATTTAATTTATAATTATTTTTTGCTTGTTCGTATTTCTGTTCTGCGATTTTCATTTGATCATAATCTTTCAAATCTCTATATAATTCCATTTTACAAGCTTCTACAAAAACCTGCAATTCTTCTGTGTCTGCGTTAAGATAATCTGTATCTACTGTTGAGTTTTCAATCCATACTGCAGCGTTTGTCTGCCAAGGATATTTACTATAGTATAACACATTATTGTAATTTCCGCTATGAATTGTCATCTCGTCAAATCTATAACCAGTTTCACTTACCTTTCCAGCATCTTTGGTCATATATATTGCTCTATAATCGCAATTCTCATCATCTGGAGTTCCTACTGTTGTCTTTCCATTAAAGTCAAATCTTAGTAAGTTCCAACCATTCTGAAATGCTAGTCCTCCACTTGTTGTGGTTACTGTCATTGAATAATAATTTGAAGAGTCGCTTCCTATTCTTGCTATATAGTTTGTAATATCTGTTGTATCTACTATGTAAACCCAGCAGAATAATGAGCCATCTGTTACATAATCTGTAATATCTATTGCTGGACCATCTGTTAAGCTAACCCCTGCTGTTGTTCCTCCTGAAGCGTCTATATCAAACTCTAGTGATGTTGAACCACTCACTGCTCTTGTATTATTTACTTCTACATTTTCTGCATCTCCGAAAGCTGTCCAAGTTCCTGAACCTTCTGTTAAAGAAGAGAACTCTGAAATAACTGCACTTTCATCTCTTGTTATAATTGTTGTTCTTAGTTTTCTTACAAAATCTCTATCTGAGAATGCTACCATATTGTTGTATATGGTTTTCTTTCTATCAAAAGTTGAGACATCTACTAAAGATAATCTTGTATTGATTAACCTATTTCCCTCTGATTGTATGTCTACGATCTTTCTTCCTTTCATATCTGTTGGACAAGTATAATCGTAAACACCATCAAAGATTTTAATCGCTGATGCTTTTCTTTTTGTTCCTCGTGTATCAATCTCTGATATTACATCTGTTACTGCACGATTGATAATGTTTCTTATTGAAGTTGTAGAAGTAACATTTGAATATAGTCCACTATCTATAACTTTTGATAATAATGTTGTGTATAATACTGGCATATTTTTAATTTATTGTTACTGGTTTGTAATCTAATACTACTTTATTTATAATTGGAGTTGTGTAACCTGTTGTGTAACCTTCTGAACCTGCTCCCCACTCTAGATTTATTCCTACTCCGTCTAATGGTGGTATTAGTGTTCCTGCTGTATTAAGTATTGGCTTAGCTCTATATATTCTGTTTGTAGTAGTTACTGTTCCTAAGTTTGTTAGTCCTGATATTGCGTATGTTGTGTATCTATCTTTTAAACTCATGCTGATTGTTCTACCTCCATTGAACTCATCTGCAAAGTAAACTGTGATTCCAGTAATTTGTATTCTCTCATCACCGAAATCTATTAAACTTGATTGCCAATTTCCTGTGCTAGAATAGTTTGTTTTGTATGGAGTTGTTGAGCCTGTTTCATAAAAGTATTGTTGAGTGAAAGCTTGTGAGCCTGCAGATGCTTTTGCTGGTCCAACTGATGCAAGCATTCTATTTCCTAATCCTAAAGATATAATTCCAGGATAAGTATTAATGTACTGAATGTACGCATCAATTTTTCCAATAACATTAACAGAGTTTTTTAGTCCATAATTATTACCATATTGATAAATGTATCCATAAGAAGCGTCCTTACAAACAAAGTATATTTCATTATCATCAACAGCTACTCCTGCGTTTATTGGTCCTTCTAATGACCCATTAGCTAGTGCTGATGGGTTTTTATTAATCTCTGCTAGGGTTACAAATTCTGAACCATCATAAACTTTAATCCTCTTGGTATTGCCAACCCCTTGTGTCATACACGCAACAGAACCTTTGTATTCAAAGGCTGATAGTATTTCAAAGTCATGTAAGTCTTTTATCTTATAAGGGTCTTCTGACAAGTAATCCCAAAAGAATACTTTACAATCATCAGCACTTTGAGCAAAAATTAAAAGAGAACCTGGCTGAAACTTTACTAATTTAATAATGTTGTAGTTTGATGGGATGGTTAAATGTTCTCTTGTAAACACATTTGTCGCTGCGTTAAAAGAAGACAAGTAATTCTTTCCACCTGAATATAATATATCATCATAACCAACGCACAAAGAGCAACCCCTGTCTTGTTGTGTATCTGTTCCCCCTGCTGTTCCTAAATAAACAGTATTATGTCCTGTTGGAACTGTACTCATAAAATCATCATCAAAAGTTGAATTACCATCATATCTTCCGATGTCTGCATAAGGGTTAACTGATGAGCCTTTCCATGCGTAATAGTAATATGTTCCGTATTTAATAATATCATAACACATATTAGATGCTCCTAGTGTCACTCCTGTAATTGAATGAGGGAAGACTGCATTATTTTCTGCTTCTATATATTCATATATATAATGAATTTTATTATGATTATCTAAGGCAAGAAAACTTGTTGAGTTTATGTTTGCTTTAGCTACAAGTCTTGCTTCTACAATTTCGTGATTTAATATATCTCTATTTAAAAAGCCATTAGAAGCATATCCTAGATTTAAAAATGGATTAAAAGAGTATTGATAGATTGGATTTGAACCAAACTTTTGAGGTATTACTCTATCTCCATAACTAGAAGTTGTTGCTGTTTTTCCGTCTTGTGGGTGTAATCCAGCAAGCCAGTCGTTCTCATTGTAGATTATTTGATTTTTATTTATGATAGGCATTTTAGTATATGTAATCTTGTAATATCTCTTTATAATATATTGTTATACAAAGGTCGCTTAATCCAGTTAATGTTCCTGAAATAACAAGTCCTATTCTGTCATTTTCTCTTAGTTTTCTATTTGATATCAAGTCCTTTCCCTCTTTTACAACTGGTATATTTGCTGTCGTTGTTAGATCAAAAGCTGTCGTTAATAATGATGTCCCTAAGGTTAATGCTTGTCCTTGTTCTAGCTTTTCTATGTTTAATGATGCACTAGCTGATGCAACTGCGTGTGTTTCTGATATTCTTATTATTTCAATTGGGTGTCTTGCGATAAAGATCACTCCGTAATTTAAAGTTGAAGCAGCATTAGATATAGGAATAGAATGAGTAATATACTTACCATACTTAGTATCAATAAGATTTAGCTTATTCAATAATTGACTGTCTTCGCTAAAGATATTCTTTTCTGTTTCAAATTTTATTTCATTTTTTTCGTCCATATTTTTTAGCTCTATATGCTTTATATGCTCTCTCGGCTGATGCTTTTGTTTTATACATTGCCTTTCCCTTTCCTATTTTATATTTTTTTCCTACTTTTATTACTGGCATATTTATTTATCACACTTATTATTTAATATCTTCTCAATATTTATAGCCATTTTATTGTTTTCGCTTTTAATATATTCAATATCTTTTCCTATTTTAGCCAAAGCAACCCTCGTTTCTGTGTGGTAATTTTCAACCTCCTTTACTCTTTCTTCAAGGCAAACATAATCATCTTTGCGTTCATCTATTGTTTCTGTTATATTTTTCATTTGGCTCTCTAAATACCTCATAAAGAGTTTTGAAATTATTGTTGATACGCTGATTGCTATTCCTATTATAAATGTTATAAGTTCCCAAGTTATTTCCATATTGGTTGTTAATTAAAGAATAAAAAGAAATTAGATGATGGTGTTTCTGTTAAGATACCTAATGAGTGAGAAAATCCTGCTGCTATACTACTCCAATCACTTGTTCCTATTTGTGTGGGAGTATGTCTATTGGTT